AAACAATAGACTGGCCTCTACAGCAAAAGCAGAGTCGTTATAGGTCACATTCGGGGAACCTTCAATAGTTCCATCACTTTTCCATATCGCAAGCTCATTGTCGCTAGGCGTTCCAACTTTTACAACATCACCGCTGCCATCGCCCGCGGCTGTAGTTTGCGTGGTATCATCAGCGAAAGTAATAGAAGACCATTTCCCCGAACCGTTAAGAGAATTTTTCAACGCTTGCCCTACTTCGGTGCTACCTAAAGGCGTTGGCAAACTATGAGACCTTACAACACCGGGTATTGTAAAGAAAAACACTACCATTAGAGATAGTGCTATAAATATGTTTTTCATTTTCATTGTATAGCCTTCCTGTTTTATGTTTTTAAATAATTAGATACCGCCTGATTATTTATCTATATGAAATAGCAGTAGTTGAACAATTTATAACATCAGTTCCATTAGTGTTAACTTTGACACCTAATCTATAAGCCTTCATGTACTCGGTTATTGGGATGCCTATATCTTCCGTGGTTGCAGCGGCTACATTAAACTCATATGCCGTAACCCATGTAGACATTGACGTACTTACTTGATATTCGAGTCTGAAATCAATACTTGTTGAACCTAAAGTGGGTACTGAAACCGCTAATGTTTTTGGCCCTATGTGCCCGGCCATATTAACGGAACCTGAAATAGCTGTTTGCCCCCCGGCTTCATTATAAATATAGCTTGCGGAAGTTGGATTAAACGCGCTAAAATGGTCTATATCAAGTCCATACCCCAACGCGTTATATGTATCTGTAACCTCAACGCCGTTAGAATCGCGGGCGTGAGTCAGTGTCGAAAATGTTGTTATTGCCATAAACAAACATAGTACAAATATGATTTTTTTCATTTTAAATTTCCCCTTAAAGCCTTGATTTAATTTTTTAATCTTGCGATAACAAAAGTAGTGTTAACCCTGTGCCGTCCGGCTGAATACCAATCACATTATAAGCTGTAGACGTTGAAACCTCCGTGTATACATCACCGTGTAAAACTCCAAGTATATCACTATCCGCGCATGCAATAGCCGGTGTTAAACTTTCTACATCTTCAATTATAGTTACAAATTCTTTATCAAATAAAACCGATATAGTCAACCCTGTCCGGGCGTTTACAAAATCGTCCGCAAAATGATCTGTATTCATAAATACGTCATTTATATCACTTACTATTCTGGCTCTTAATGTCATTGGTTTATTTTGAAAAGTTGGAAGGAATTCAAGGGCTAACCGGGACGATTGAAAGGACGAAAGACCGCCCGGCTAACCACTCGAATGAAAATATATTACTGCTTATGCAGATACACCGGTAATAAGTCTTCCAGCACCTACAAACGTATAAACATCGTCTGTGTTCTGTCTTGCTCTGTATACGTCACTACGGTTAGATTCAGCTCTGTATTCTTCTGTTACGATGTTCTGTGGGCTGTCTCCCGTCCATAGCATAGACCTACCGAAACTAGGCTCCTTTAAATCTCTACTAGACGAAACTCTATACAAACCGGCTATGGTGTTAGTCCACATATCGGCTAATGATTTACTTTGGCCTTTTTTGGCACTGTCTACTTGTGCGTCGGCTACAACTACTTCGTCAACTCCAAAGTATGATGCTAAAATAGCTAACTGCGCTTCCTCTCCGCCCAACTCAATCGGATTAGTATACTTTAGTGCATCCGTGATTTCAGCCGTAAGTAGCAAATCGTTTTTACTTGCGTCTGATATAACCATGAGATTGGGCTTAATACCAAAATTTGATCTCATGGCCTCTTTCGCTGCCAATACGTCTATACGTGGTGTGGCTGACGCGGCTGTACTCCACGCCACCGCCGCCGCTGCATTTGCAATACTACCGGTAGCAATGGCCATTGCAATTTGGCGCGCTTCCTGCTTCCGCAAGATAACATCCACGGCCCTTAGTGTGGCAATTGTTTCCGCCTCAATTTGGGCATCGCCGTAAAGTGTGCGCTCTGAATCATCTAACAATTCTTCAAAACCGTTTTCACTACAACTATAAGTAGCGTTAGTGAAAGTGTAATCTGACCTGTTGTATGCCCCTCTTGGCGCGCGCGCTGTCGGCTGTGCTTTTAGGAAACTTTCAACAGTAATAACCGGGTATTCTCCTTCCTTCTTCTGCGTTTCGAATGTAGGAAATATTTTTGATCCTACAAACCCGCGCTGTGAAGCTTCAAGCGAATATTCCCACGCTATGGTACCTAAATCATTTCTGACTATGGCCGTTGTTTCTGGACTTGGCATCTTCTAAACCTCCCTTTGACTGATTATTAAAATACAAAATAATATTAATTTCGATTAAAAACCGGGGCCGGGAAAGAGTTTTTTAATAGCTCCGTGGGGTTGGCACTATTTTTATAACCCTTTCCCTGCTTGGTTCGTGTTGCTTTTCTTACTGTATCTTGATATTTGCCACTGGCCTTGTGACTGCTCCGGCCAATGTTCCAGTAGCGGCAAACCTTAAACGCAATCTATCACCTTCAACCACTAACAAGTTAGCGGCTGTACCATGAATGTCTAACTGTCGTTTGCTGTTTGCAACCAACGCGGAACCATCCGTAGCCTTTGTGGTGTTTGCGTCTGTCGCGGCCAACATAACAGTAGTACCCGCGCCCGCTTGCCCCAAATTAGTAAGGGTAAACGTTATATAGTTGGTATCATTCGCGGCCAATGCGGCCAAACTAGAGAAATCAACACCAACCAAAGAACCGGATTTAGTAGCTATTACGTATTCGTCAGTATTTGACGTGGTAGCTATATCCGTGGTCCCGGGCGTATTCTGTACGCTTAACGGGCTAGGATATACCAGAACTTCGATAATATCACCGTCTGCCGTTGCCGCTTCCATTGCCTTACCTAATGCACCACCAGCGGCGGTTGCGGAACACTTACCGGATGCAGCGGGAAACACGTCCGCGCCTTCTGCTATGGTACCGTCTGCAACCATTTCCAGTGTACCGGACTTGTTAAGTGGTTCAACCGCGCACTTATCAGTTATAGCGGTTAAATAGTCGTTAATACCAATTCCCGCGTCGCCAACTCCCGCAATACCTACATTTGGCGGGCTTGTTGTCGTTCCTGATACAATAGCTACCCTTAGTTTCTGCGCCAATTCAACGTTTGCAATAAACGTTATAGGGTTTGTTGTTTTTGCCATCTTTTCTAACCTCCCTTACGAAAAAAAAATGTAATAAAATTTATTAGTGTTTCTTCTTAATTAACTTTTTGGCCAGTTTCTTTATTAGTACTTTTTACGCTTAACAATTTCAATAAAATCATTTTTTGCGTTCGGGTATGCTTTCGCACACTCAATAATAGCAGTACCTTTGCTACAATTATGCTTATCCATATATTCGGCCACTAATTGCTTTTGGCCTTTTTCGCCTTCACCTTCGGTGCCTTCCTGCTTACTCTCTGTGTTAAGAGCATTTGGAGAAGAGTTTTCAAGATTTTCAAGGCTGGACGCATTGGACGCTCTTTGAGCTTTCAGGATTTCTACCGCCGCTTCCGGGGCTGTTGTCTTTCCGTCTGCTATAAACTTGTCCACCATTTCCTTACATCCCGGATTAGAAAGGGACTGCAAATCTGCAATTCTTCCGCGCTCTGCTAAAATACCTTCGTCACGGCCCGTTACTTTCCCGGCCTCGATACCTTTGGCATGTTCAACGGCTTTCACGTCCGTTAGGCTTTCTTCCATTTCTGTTTTAGCTTCTATCTTGCCTTTTTCAATCATGGCATTATACAAGTCCACGTTTTCTGCTTTCATCTGCGCTATCTGTTCAATCAACGTCATTTTCTGGCCCTCCTTTAAAGAATTAAAATTATTGCTGTTATCTTCAGCCCTCACTATTACGGTACCATTGCGGATATGTTCAAACAACTGGCCCATAGTGAAAAGGCCATCTATTAAACCTACTTGTATACCCTGTGAACCAATAAACGTTCTACCCCCGGCCATTAACTGTACGGCTGAAGGTCTGGTATTTTTAAAACGTATCATATCACTTACAAAAGCCTTGTTAACTTGGTCTACTTGGCTTTGTAATACTTCCCGGCCCTTTTTATCTAATGGGGCCAATGCGGAAGGAACCCTTTTAAACTCTCCGGCTACTACCTCTTCTTGTGTAATACCTATCATCTTATTCATTTCGGATATATCCGTATGTGTTGTTACGGTTCCGATTGATCCGGTTACGGTTACTTCCCCGGTAATAAATACCTTATGGGCCGCCGCACCTATCCACATGGCCGCGCTTGCCATCATCCCGGATGTTACAGAAATTATTTTTTTAAGGCTCCGGGACTCAAATACTAAATTTGCAAATTGTTCAACACCGAACGCATTACCGCCGGGGCTGTCAATGTCCATCATAATAGTATGAACATCTTCGCGCCCTAATAACGTGCGGAAATCTCTTTCCAACACATCCAACGCGGCAAATCCTCCAAAAAATAAAGTAAAAAAATCGCTCTTTGGTATAACCATACCTACCACCGGAAGTATTGCAGTACCATCTTGCACGGTGAAAGTCTCCGGGGCTACTGTCCTGTCTTTAATATCGACATTGCAGTTAAAAGTATCTTTCATTTCTTCGCTATTCTTCTTAGAATAAAATTCTATTTGCTTTTCATGCGCGCTATAAACCTTGTCTGCGTAATTTGGAAGAATGGCCCAAAGGGGCGAAAGTAAACTATTGTTTATCATGTTTATTTATCTCCATTGCTTGGATTGTCCGGGTCTTCGTCGTCGCTGTCATTATCGCCTGATTCGTCCGGGGTTTCGCTTTTCCCTTCTTGGCTTATCTCGGCATTTGCGATTAACGCACCTGTACTTCCGCGCGCACCTAATCCAATATGTTTAACGTTTAATGCGTTCATTGTATTTTCTTCATACGCTATTTGCTCTACATTCTTGTCAAAATCCTCACCGATTGCGGCGGATTCACTCGCAAGTGTTGACAATCTGCCGCCTATTCTATCAAGGGCCGCCGTTGTTTCTTTGGTTGGGTCTATCTGTCCCGGTGAAGGCCCCACCCATTGATTCTGAAGATATGCCGCACGTATAGCAAAGTCGTCCATAAATCCGGGCGCGGGTACTCTTCCATTTAATACGGCTTCCTCAAACCATGCCTCATATATCAAATCACAAAAATGAGTTTCCAACCATGTGCGCCTTGTCTTAAACATCTTCCATGCTAATAACATGGCCGAACGTGACGCGGAATAACTAGAGGAAAATTGATAGTTTAACAGTTCATACGGTATCGATAACGCCGCACCAATTTGTCTTAACATCGCTTGCATGAAACCATCAAAATTATTGTTAGGTCTTTTCGGGTCTGCAAATACTACGTCCTCTTCATTAGATAATGTAATAAATGCGCCCATGCCTAACTTATAATCTTGATCGTCATTCGCTACGTTGGTTTCGTCCGTCATTGCGAAAGGGCTTAGTTGTGTGTCACCGTCCGGGCTTTTCAGGAAAACCGTAAAATATGAATTAACCACGGCGGCGGCTATTTCCGCGTTAGTATATTTCGAAAGCTGTTTTATCATCTCAATAATCGGGGCCAAATACGGCATACCACGCGTTTGGTCCGGGCGTAACTGTTCATAAACGTGTAATATTCTACGTCTACCGGTTGGTGTAAATGCCTGTATAGTGTTCCAATCACTCTTAAAACCCTTTTCGCTTCCGGGGTTTGTAGTCCTTATGTCGTACGCTACCGGCTGGCCCTTGGTGTTTGTCCGTACGCCACCGGCTAAACTCTCGGTATTCTGCTTATTATCCCGGTTACAAACCCTATCTGATTCAATTAACTGTATTTTTAGGCCGTATGGGCTTGTATTGCGCATTTCAAACGGTAATAGCGCGAAAATGTCCCCGGATTCAAGGGCACCGCGTAAAACCAAATTGACATTATCATTAAATGTTCCCTTGCGGTTGTAACTGCAATCAAGATTATTTGCAAATAATTTCCATTCACTTTCGATTAAATTTTGTTTTTGTGCCGCTTCTTTTTCATTTAAACCTAATACATGGCGGTTTAATCTGGATTGCATTGCTAACCCGGAACCAACCACATGTAATGTGTTCGTGTTTATAGCTCCGGCGGCTATGGGTGCGTTACGGATTAAATCACGACTGCGGTTTACAATGGTCTGTCTGTCTGTTAATGTGTCCGCGTCCGCGTCACCTTGCGGGGGCTTCCACCCAACAGTACCGCGCCGGGTAGATGATCCGCCAAAGTATGTACCAGCACGCGCGGAAAATTTTCCACCTTTAGCCATGGCTTGTTTTTCTGCAAAGGCTGGAAGCGAATTAATATTGGTTATGTTTTCAGTTTCCATTATTTTTAATTATCCTTTTTTTCTTCTGTGTTTTCTTCTGGTTTTAGTTTTACCATGCCGACACATGCCCCGGTAGAATCAATAGCCACGCCTTTTAAATTACAGATTTCGCCCATGTTGTTAACGCATTCAAGGGCCTTACAATGCAACTTAACTTCTACGGCCAAATTATATAATGCTTTTGTTTTTGGATCCATGATCTCCCCCCCACTGATTTTATTTATCCACGCATGTAAACGCCCCGGCCCTCATACCACCGCGCGCTTCCGTGGCTACTTCTCTTTTGTATTTATCCCGGCCCTTTTCCAAATCGGCCAAATCTGCCATGGTAACAGACCGGTTATTTATCGTGTATGACTGCGCGGATAAAACAGCGGTTATGGCCGCTTCGTATGCCGCTAATAATGTTGTGGCTGTACTCATTCTATTTTACTCCTTACAAGCTATTTATATAAAATTTCTAATAGATAAGGATTTGCACCTTATAATTGATAAACTCACGCTCACTATTTAATTGCTTATCACTTAACACAGCTTACCAACCTAAATTGGGACTATCTGCCTGAGCGCTTCTATCCGTGTCTACCTATTCCACCACTATTATAAATCATTCTATCCGCTCCCCTCTGGTTAATTGCCTCCGTCTACGCTTCTTTTTAACTGGCGTATTAACATCTTTAGTGTTATTTGCGTGTAAGTTATCCAACATTTGGTATATTGTCAAGGATGGATAAACCACAAAAGCAATTATATTTAAAACGGCTATGTTATAAACCATCAAATCAAGTTGCTCGTTTCTCTTCCGGGTTTTGATCCATTCATATTTTTTAAAACCTTTTACATATTTGACTTTACGTTTTTCCGCCGTTAACTGTTTGAAATATTCTTCGTCTAAATTCATAGGGAAATGGACGTAACCCGGCCCCGGTTCCTCAATAAGCAGTCGCGCAAATAGCAAGTTTTTAATGGTATCCGTACCTATCATGTAAAGATTAACACCATTCTTTTGTACTGAAGGCTTACCGCTTACGGGTGAACCGGGAGTACTGGAACCTTTAATAGCAAACACACTTAATGGGTCTGAAGCCTTGACGAATGCGTATGTTTCCGCTGTATGGTGGCCGCCTGTATCTATCGCCGTGGCTACTATTCGCATTTGGCCCCGGTTATGTGTGAAGGTCTTACCCATGTATTCGCGTAAATTATCCCATACTGTTAATTCAGCCGGGCTACCTATTAAGTATTTTGTTTCTACAATGTGGCACTCTTCAGCCGAACACCACCCAACTACTGTAGCTTCTATCCTGTCGTCTTGTACGTCCGCCGCCATTGTCAACATTACGATGTTATTATCTAGTTGTGGCTGTATTGGTTCCCTGCGGTTGAATAAGTATGTATGCTCTAGGCTGGCCCCTTTGCTTTCCCATGTTTCCGCAAGTACTGTATTGGTGAAAGTTTTTTGTAGTGGTTCATCTTTTAACTTTGTAAATTTTAAAAACTCTTTAACAATGTCCGCCCATGATAACCAACCCAAAGGACTATATAGCGCGTTAATGTGAAATCCGGGACAATGGCCGTTTTCCTGATTTAATGCTATCCATTCCCCGGCGGCCAACATGGTAGTCTTGTGTCTTTCTTCTATATGGCACCCACAATCATCGCAAATATATACCACTTCGCCTATCAATTCATAATCTTTTGTACGCTCAAACTTAATATTTGCCCACTGTAAATGCTGTTTATAACCACAATGCGGGCACGGTAAGTGGTATTTTCTTTGATCTGACAGTAAATATTCACGCTCAATACGGCTATTTTCCTTTTCTGTAGGTGAAGAAAGCATAAATATTTTGCGTCTCCGGCCAAATGTAGTGGTTCTTTTTACCGCCAACGCTATCGGGTCTCCTTCACCTTCAAGGTCTAACGGGTAAGAATCCACTTCATCAAGGGCTAAAT